TCAGCCCAGAGTCTTTGTCGCCTTGAAGCGCCCCCAAAAGGCCAGCACGCCGCCCGCAAGCGCCGACCCGGCCTCGGCAAGCTGCAGGAGATCCGCCTGCATGCCGCCGTCGACAGAGTAACCGAAGAGGCCCGCAACGCCAGCCGCAATCGCAACGCCGGCGCCCCAGAGGCCCCGGGACGCCCAGGGTGATTTCGTTCCGTCCATCATGTGTTCCTTTCCACGTTGGCGATGATCGTCCGAACCGGCGACCGCCTTGTTGCGCCGGACGAACGAAAGGGAACCGGCGAGAGGCCTTCCGGGCCGGTCAACCGCGATAGGGATAGGAATGAGCGGAAACGCTCGTCATCGCGCGATCGCTGCTGCCGCTCGCCGCGACGGCGCCGAAAAGACCGAGATCGGACGACCAGCAGACGGAACGCCACTCGTTGTCGGCGGCGCTCGTCCGCAACGTCCACGAAATGCCGTCTGGCGACGTCATCACCCGGCTACCCGTGCCCGTGGTCGCGACGGCACAGAAGAGGCCGAGTTCCGCCGACCAGCAGACCGACTGCCAGTCGTTGTCCGCAGCGCTCGTCCGGCTCGTCCAGGCGATCCCGTCCGGCGAGGTCATCACCCGATTGCCCGACCCCGTCGCCGCGACGGCACAAAAGAGGCCCAACTCCGCCGACCAGCAGACCGAGCGCCAATCGTTATCGGCGGCGCTCGCATGGTTCGTCCAGGCGCCCCCATCGGGCGAGGTCATCACCCGATTGCCCGACCCCGTTGCCGCGACGGCGCAAAAGAGCCCGAGCTCCGCCGACCAGCAAACGGACGTCCAGTCGTTGTCGGCGGCACTCGCCCGGCTCGTCCATGCAATGGCGTCCGGCGAGGTCATGACCCGGCTACCCGATCCGCTGGACGCCACAGCGCACAAGAGCCCAAGCTCTTCGGACCAGCAGATCGATTCCCAGGCAACGTCGAGCGGACTGGACTGCACGGACCACGTCGCGCCATCCGGCGACGTCATCACCCTGTCGCCCGAACCGGTCGCGGCAACCCCCACGAAAAGGCCGAGGCCTTCGGCCCAGCAGAGGTCGCGCCAGTCGTTGTCGGCGGCGCTCGTCCGGTTCGTCCAGGCGATTCCATCCGGTGACGTCATCACCCGGCTGCCAGAGCCCGATCCGGCCACAGCGCAGAAGAGGCCGAGGTCCGGGGACCACGTCACGGACTGCCAGAGATTGTCCGCGGCAGAGGTGGAAGACAGCCAGGCATTGCCAGTGACATGATTGCGCTGCGGAACATTGGGCCTTGCCAGTCCCAGCGCCTTGCGGGCAGTCGCCTTCGTCCCGGCTCCGGTGCCGCCGGACGCGATGCCCAAAGGACTTGAAAGCGACATCGCGCCATCGACCGGGTCGATCGAGAGGGCCAGAAGCCAATTGCTCCCGTCCGGCGAAACCTTCACCGAGAAGGCCGCGTCACCGAGGAGACCAACCTCGGCCCGTCCCGAGTATCCGACCTGATAGAGCTGCGAGACCGTGTCGCTCGATGTCTCCTTGTTCAGCTTGAAGCGCAGGTCTCCGTCACCGCCGGACGACGATTCCAGGGCGGTGAAGAGGATGTTGTTAAGCTTCGCGCTCAGCGGATTGCCGGCGTCCGGCCCCGTGCCGATGCCGATGGTCGCGACTTCAAGCGCCGAGAAGTCCGGCGAGAGATCCAGCCAATCGCTCTCGCGCCGAATGGCCAGGAGGCCCTCGTCGGCGACATAGGCGACCTGACCCGTGGCGGGCTCGGCGAATCGCCAGTCACCGTCCACGGCGTAGGCGATCATGCCGTCCTTGCCGGCCCAGCCGCCGGTTGCCGCGGCGGCGACCAGATAGCAGTCGCCGTCGTCCGGTGACGATGGCGGGCTTGCGAGATCGCGATCCTTGAGGCTCAGCCCCATGAGGGCGTCGATCAGGACCAGCGCCTCGTTGTGGGTGACGTGCTTTTGCGCCTGCGCCGCCGCAAGCAGCGGCAGCCCGATCCGTGCTGTCCCGGTCATCGGCGAATCCTTCGATCTTGAATGTGAAACAGCGCCGTCAGAGGCTGACGGTCGTCATGGCCGCGATGCCGCGCCCATAGCTTGCCGACATCTGGCGAACGGAGAAGGTCAGCGCATCGACCGGCGCGCCGAAATCGCTTGCCTCAGCGGCCGCGGGATAGGTCGCCGCAGGGCTCGTCGCGGCGATGGTCCGGACGACGGCCCCTCCGGCTTCGATGTCCACCTCATAGGCCTCTGCCTCCTCGGCAAGGGGCACCTCGGTCTGTTCCCAGCTGTCGCCACCGATGCGGGTGCGCCGAACCCACGTGAGGTCGATGTCACCGGAGGCAAGCCGTCGGGCGCCGAGGTGCACGGGCGCCAGCGGCAGAAGGCCCCTGCCTGCCACCGTCGCGCTCACCTGCCGCATGGCCGCATCGCCAACGTCGCGCCCGGGCGGTCCGACGCGGAAGGTGAAGTCCCGTCCAAGCGCGGAAAGCGGCATCTGAAGCTTGCCCGCCGCCGCATCGATCAGGATAAAGCTTGCCCCGGCTGCGTGGCCCTTCGCCATCTGGTCTTCGGTGCCGAGCTGGCCGCGCAGGAGCGTTTCAAGCCGGTAGGTCCGCGTCCCGATTAGCGTTGCCGTCTGAAACTGGATCAGTTCCCAGCTCCCGTCCGGTGTTTCGATCGCCGCCGCGTTGGCGCCGTCGAGCAACTCCGCCTCGGTCACGCTTGCCAGCGTGCCGGAGAGCAGCCTCACCTCGACCGTGTTCACCCGGTCGAAGCGCCAGAGGGCACCCGGCAGAAGTGCCGTCGCCAGCGTGCCCATCACTGCCGGCCGTTCCAGCGTCTGGAGATAGCCGTAGCCGGTGCCGGCTGCCTTGTAGACGCCAAGAGACCCTGGCCATGGCTGCGCCGCCGCCGCGATCCTGGGCTGATGGGCCGTCGCCGCATCGCCTTCGGTCGGAAGGTCGATGATGGCAACGCGCGGCGGCCCGAAGACCACCGGCAGGCCCGACGCCGGGGAGCGCGTCGGTGCGATTGCCGCAGCGGCCTCCGTTTCCCTGTCGAAGGCCCGCGCCTCCACTTGCACGGACAGCGTCCGTTCGATCCGCTGGACGATCACGTCGGCAGGGTAGCCGTCGATGGCGAGCACGAGGCGATCGCCGGGTTCCAGGCCGATCCATTCGGGACCGAGCGCCAGCTTCAGCGAAAGCCGCGCGGTGTCGAGGTCCTTCAGGAGCGCCGTCGCATAGCCCTGCATGACCGAGGGTGCAGCGACCCCGGAGAGCGACAGATCCAGCGTCTTGCCACCGCCCGCGTCCACCCTTGAGGCCGAAACGCTGGCCTGCAGATAATCCGCCGCGCCGTCGAGAAAGCCGACGTCCACGCGAGCGGGAATATCCGCCTCCTCGGCTCTTTGCAGTGTGATGAGCGGCTGCTCGCCCTCCTCGACGAGATCGTCCGCATTGATCGTGCCGACGGATAGCCCGCCCCTATCCTTGAAGACGAGCGCTCCCGTCCGTTCGACGCAGTCCAGCCGGAACAGCGTTGCCAGCGGCTCCAGTGCGCTGCGCGCCGACGTGCGGTTGCCGATCACGAAGCCGTCCACGATCCCGGCTGCATCGTCGCTCTGCGATCCGGCCAATCCGAAGTCAGCCAGAATTGCCGCCAGCAGGTCGTCCAGCGGCGCGGTTCCGAGCCGACCCGTGAGCCAGTGGCCGGCCTGCCAGTTGCCGCCGTCCGCCCAGATGTCCTGAAACAGCGGGAAGGCCGGATAGGGCCGCGCGTCCCAGCACCAGACATGGGCGCCGTCCCATTCCACCATCCGACGTCCATCGACCGGGGACACCGGATTGTTGCCCTCGGCATAAAGCGCGTGCCCGGGCTCGAAATGCCCGAGCAGCACCTCCAGGTAACGCCGCTGCATCAGGTCGTCGCGGGTCCCGCGCGAAAAACGTGGCGTCCTGCCCTCGGACGAGATCAGATCGGGAAAGACGTTTGGCTCATTGGCGCCCCGGTCCACCGCCGGACAGCCGAGCTCCGTGAAGCGGATCGGCTTCAGCCCCGGCAGCCAGCCGGTCGGACTGGCCTCTTCCTCGCCGCCCGGACGATTGTAGTGCCGGTTTGACCACCAGCCGTGGACGTCCTTGTTGCGGAAGACGAAATCCTTGCCGTAGGCCGCGTCCAGGATCGGCGTTCGGATCTGCGCATCGCGGTCCGCCTCGTTGGCGTAGTACCAGTCGTAGCCTTCGCCGCCACCGACATTGCCGTCGAGATAGGTCCGGTCCGTCGACGCAACTGCGAGGTCCGCATCGAGATGCGCACCGCCGCGCCAGTCCGCCAGCGGCCAATAGGCGTCGATGCCGACGAAATCGATGTCGGCGCATGCCCAGAGCGAATCGAGGTGAAAGGTGACGTCGCCCGACCCGTCGTCCGGGCGGTGGTTCGACCATTCCGTCCAGTCGGCGGCGTAGCTGACCTCGGTATTGCTTCCGAGAATCGCCTTCACGTCGCCCGCGAGCGTCACCAGCGCATCGACAAACGGGTGGATGCCAAACGAGCTGCTGAGGCCCGTCAGCCCCCGCAATTCCGAGCCGATCAGGAAGGTCTCGACGCCGCCGGCGACCGCGCAAAGATGGGCATAGTGCAGGATCATCCGGCGGTAGGACCATTCCTCCGCGCCAGTGAAGGTCACCTGCGTTCCGGAGATTGCGAAGTCACCGGGCCCGGCCGCTCCGACGAAGGCTGCCACGTCCGATGCGACGGCAGCCGTTCCGTCTGGAGATCCTGCCTCGCCCGGCGTCGGAAAGCAGGTGATGCGGCCCCGCCACGGGTAGGCTGGCTGTTCCGAGGCGCCATAGGGATCGGCAAGCCCGTTGCCGGCCGGAATATCCATCATGACGAAGGGATAGAAGGTCACCTTCAGCCCGCGTGCGTGGACCTCCTCGATCAGCGCGACGACGCTCGCATCGGACGGCGTGCCGCCGAAGGCCGGATGGCCATCCACCTGAGAGACAACCTGAACCTCGGCGCGCGAGAGCCCGTCGACGCGCCAGACGATCGAGGTCGCCTTGCCCGCATTCTCCACGCGCGGCTCCAGCCGGCATTCTCCGACGCGAAGATCGGTGCCGAACCAGGTCACCACCAGCGCGATGCTCGTCAAATTCGGGCAGACGGCCTGCAGGTCGTCAAGCGCAGCCATCACATCGCTCGTGGCGACCGAGGTGTGCACATTCTCGCTCTCGGTCTCACCATCCTGGGGCGTCCGGGTGACCGGCTGAGGCGCATAGCCGAATTCGGTTGCGCCGGGGATCAGCGCAACGCCCCGGATCTGCTTTTCCAGCCGTCCGACGGGACGAATGACCTCGAAGGTCAGCTGCGGAATTGCATTGCCGAAGTCTTCAAGCGGCAGCCCCTCGAAGACGACATAGGCAAGGCCGCGATAGGCCGGCGTGCCTCCCGCCCCCTGCTTGGCCTCGATCAGGCTGTCGGGAAGCTGGTCCTCGGTTCCCAGATAGGTCCGCATGGTGACCCGCGTCAGGTCGAGCAGAGATCCGTTGGCCCAGACCCTGCCGATGCGCGCGATCGGCCCCTCGCACAGCCCGACCGCGAAATTGGCGCTATAGGCATAGTCCTTGACGGTGGTCCCGCCGCCGCCCTTGCCGCCGACCGTCTCGGACGTCACCGTCTCGACGAGGCGCGTTGCCCAGATGAGATCGCCGGCGATGCGCGCACGGCCGTAGACGCGCGGGATAGGCGAGCCCTCGGTAGAGGCCTGGACCGAGAAATCGGAAAGCTGGCCACGCTCGACAGTCCTCGACGATCCGAAGAGCGCTTGGTCGATGGCCGCGCCTGCCAGCGCGCCGACCGCCCGACCGATCAGCAGGCCATAGACGCCGAAGCCCTGGCCAAGCGCCGCGCCCGCCGCCGCCAGCACCAGTGTCGCCATGGAATGATCCTTTCAGGATTTATCGTCGTCACGCGCCCGGAAAGGCGAAGGCGGCCGCCAGTCGCCGCCGCCACCAGGGCGTCAACCAGGCCTGCGCCACGGCGGCGCCGTCGTGGGCATGGATGATGCGGTCGGGCGCTATGAGAATCGCTGCATGCTTGGCCGGCAGATGCGCCCGCCAGCGAAACAGCAGCACGTCGCCGGGTCGGCCCTCGGCGGCATCAAGCTCCGACAGATGCCGTCGCGCGGTCTCCAGCAGCGTGTCGGCGCCGGCTTCGGCCCAATCCGGCGAATAGGCTGGCAAAGCCTCCGGTTCCTCGCCCTCGACGGCACGCCAGACGCCGCGCACCAGGCCGAGGCAATCGCAGCCGACGCCGTTCAGCGATGCCTGGTGCCGGTAGGGCGTGCCCAGCCATGCCATCGCCTCGGCAATGATCCTCTCGCGTTTCGTCATTCGAAGAGAACGCCCCCGTCGTTGTTGCCGTTGGAACGGGCGTAGGAGAAGGCGAAGTCGTTGCCGGGAATATGCGGAAAGCCGCGAAAGTTGAGCGTGTTGGCGAATTTCGCCGAACAGGTCTCGAACCGCTTGTCGCAGCCGGCGATCATCGCGACAGCCGTTCCGGCCGGAACGGTGAGAGGCAGCGAGCGCCACAGCGTCACGCTCGCCATCTCGCCATCCTGTGCATGCCGTTCGACGCCGATCTCCCGTCCGGCGAGTGGCCCGCCGAGAAAGGTCAACACGCCGCCGGAGAACCAGCCGCTGTCGAAGCTCGAAAAACCGGAGAGCGCCAGCACCGCCGATCCGGCGTCCTGCGTCACGGTTCCCTCCCCGCGCCAGACGGGATTGGAGGCGTCGACACCGCAACGGGCATCGCCGAACACCGCGTCGCAATGGCGGGCGAATACCCGGCCGCCGTTTCTTTCGAGCTCTGCCGCGGCGCCGCGCAGTTCGGCCTTGAAGGCACCGTCACGACGGGTCACCTCGCCGATCGTTGCAACCGACAGCAGGGTCCGGTCGTCCGGCGAGTTCCAGTCGACCAGCCAGATCGCCACTTCGGCACCGTCCCAGCGACCGGCCAAAAGGTCCTCCTCGCTCAGCGCATCGTCGCTGATCGCGCCGGCGACGTCGCCATCACCCACTGAAAGATCGCTCGCGCCCGCAAGCGTCGACCCGTCGAGCCCGACCGAGGACCTGAAGACGGTGCCGTCGAAGTTCAAATCCCGGTCATGATCGGTAAAGCCCAGCACCATTCCATCGGCTCGGGTCAGCTTCCAGCAAGCGGCAAGCGTCGTCGCGCCGCTCGCGAGCCGCTCCGCCAACGCAGAGGAAATTTCAAGCATCGTGGATCGTCCCTATTCCAGGATCTCGACGATGGGGATCGAGGGAATGTCGCCCGCATCGAAATGGCTGAGGTTGATGACGAGCCGGTCGCTGTCGAAACGGACCGGGACATCGAACTGGAACCCGGCCGTCACGACGGCGTCGCTTTCGGGCGCTACGGTCAGGGTCACAAGGCCCCCGGCCGTGTCGATCGTGAAGCCGCCGGATGCGAGTTCGACACCGTCGACGGCGATCCGGACACTGCCCTCGATGGGGCGCGTGACCGGGCGGACATGAGGAACGAGCCCGCCGTAGGTCTTGGAGAGCTGGAATGCCGTCGTCGCACCGTCGCCCGTCCCGATCACCTGATCGCGGGGGTCGGCGATGTCGGCGGGCGGACAGGACTTCCAGTCGCTCCGGTCCTTGAACCGGAAGCCGTAGAGCCGGCCGCGCCGCTCCTCGAAAAACTCGATGACCTCGTAGAGGTCGTTGAGGGACTTGATGCCGTAGCCGGCGTCGAAACGGCGGCGCGCGCAGGCCCAGCGGGCATTGCGCGCCTCGCGACCCGACCCAAGCGCCACGATCTCGGTGCGGCGCTCCGGCCCGCCGGATGCACCAAGGGCGATACGCGTGGGAAACAAAACGTCATGGAACGGACCTGATGAGGACATTTTTCTCTGCCAGTTTGATCCATCTCAAGGAGACCGGCATGCACGGCCGGCATCCTCGCCAACAAGAGGAATGAGACATGGCTGTCCAAGCTCTGGAGGAAGCGGTCGCCAACCGGCACAAAGACCGGGATGATGACCATTCTCTGGTCCACTACATCCGGCGGTTTGATGCCGAGCTTGCCGACCTGTTCGAGCGCCTGATTGGCCGTATCGAGCAGTTGGAGCGATGCCCTGCCGCCGCGTCGAAGGCTCTGGCTGCCGAACTGCAAAAACAGCGCCTCATGTTTCGGGAGGAGATCCTGGATCTGTTGGAGGCCGAACAACGCGCCGTCGCCTGACCCCCTCCTCGTCGGGCTCAGCGCCATAGCCCGCGCTGTCCCCGTCCGGCGGCGCGGGCTAGCCTTTTTTGGCGGCCCGACCCCCGTTCCCTCACAAGGTTCGCCGCCCGCGTGACACGGCCCGTGCAAGAAGTGCCGTGATCTGGCCCTCGGACCGCCGAAAGCTCTCCGCGTCCGGCGTGTTCACCTGGAACGTCACGTTCGTCCGGCCGCCCTCGCCGCTGACGCCGAGACGCCCGTCCGGGCCTCTCGTCAGGGGCAAAATCGCCTCGGCGCCCGCTTCTCCCGCCAAACCCGTCCGCCCGTCGCCAAGCGGAAAATAGCCGGGCGAGGCCACGACCCCGCCCGTGGCGAAGGGAACGACAGAAGAAGCCGCCGCCCCCGAAAATGCCCCGAAGAGGCCGCTCGCAACCCCGCTCAGCGACCGCGTCAGGGGCTGAAGGGCCGAATTCAGCACGTTCGACGACAAGTTCAGCGCAAGTTGCTTCATCACCTGATCGAGCGAGCGCCCCTCGACGACCGCAGACGCGAGACCGCGAGACAGCGACGACGAGAATCGCGAGGAGATTCGATCGAGGTCGAGCAGCGTGTTCCTGAGCGTTCCGGCCTGCTGATCGAATTCAGCCAGATCATTGCCCTCAAGCGCCATAGGCCTTCTCCATCAATGTTCGAATTCAGTCAGGGAAAAGCGCCATCATTCGTCCAAGCGCGGACCGCGAAGGAGCGACGCCGTATCGAGGAGCGGCGATGGCAAGGGCGAGTTCGCGCGGGGTCATGGCCCAGAAATCCCTTGGGCTCAGCCGGAGCCGACCAAGTCCCGCGTGCATGGCCTCCTGCCATGGAAAGGGCTGGCCTCGCGCCTGCTCCCCTGCCCCTGCCGCTGGTCTCAAGGGCGCGCCGTGCTGTCGTCGGCCACCTCCGTGCCGAAGGTCGCGCCGAGCAGGTCCACGACGATCCGCGCCGCGCCGACAGCGCCGCCCTCGATCCTCATTGCGGCAACCTCGTCGGCTGTCATTGGCTCACCGGCACCGGCCAGACCCGCCGCAATGATCACCGTCGCATCGGAGGCTTTCAGCCGACCTGCGGAAAAGCGCTCCGCCAGCGCAGTCATGTCCTCGGCGCCGAAGGCATGCTCCAGGCCGGCCAGCGCCCCGAGCGTCAGGCAGAGGATACGCCGCCGACCGCCGATCTCAGCCTCGATCTCACCGCGATGCCGGTTCGCCATTTCCAGTCTCCCTGCCGCCATCAAAGGCTGGTGAAGGCCAGCGCACCGGCCGATTCGAGGCCTATTTCATAGGTCACCTCGCCGTCGTGGTTGCCGGCGTATTCGAGGGCGGTGATCTGGAATGCGCCGTCGATCTGGCCTAAATCGGGGATCACGATGCGCCAGTTGCGAATGCTGCCGTCGAAGAAGAGCTGACGAACGTCCGCATCGGAGGCCGCGTCCTTAAAAATGCCGCTGCCGGAAAGACTTGCCCGCCGGACACCGGCGCCAGCGAGCAATTCGCGCCAGCGGCCGCTCGATTCGGCGTCGGTGACGTCCACCGCCGAGGCGTTGAAGGCAATGCGCCGGGCGCGCAGGCCCGCCACGGTGGTGTAGGTGCCGCCGCCGCTCGTGTCGACCTTCAACAGAAGGTCGCGGCCTGCTTGTGCCGTCATGTCGATATCCCTGAAATTGCTGGAGAAAACGGTCAGGCTTCGATCAGTGCGCGAAGGGTGAGGCTGGCGCGCCAGGTCCGGCCGTCCGACAGGCGCTCGACACCCATCCGGTCCGTCCGCAGCAGCACGAGCGTCACGCCGGCCGGATCGATGCCGCTTGCGGCCACCGCCGCCTCCACCGCTTCGATCACGGCCAGCGCCTCGGCCCGTCCGCCTTCGCGCGAGACGGCCTCGAGTTTCAGGTCAACCCGTTGGCCGCCGGCATCGCCCGTGCTCCAGTCGCGCGCTTCGGCATTGGCGAAGGCGAGAAAGGGCAAGTCTCCGGTCCGCGCCGGAGGCCCGTCGTGAATGCGCGTGCCGACAAGCGATGCCAGCGCACCATCGGCGAGAAGCAGCGTTCGCAGCGCCTGCTGCAGCGCCGCCATGCCTGCGCAAAAGCCCGAGGCGATCATTTGCGTCATCCGCTTTCCTCCTCGGCAAGACAGCGCAGGAAGCCGCCGCCATCGTTGGGACTTGCGACCGACAGCACCCGGAATCGGCGTCCGCCGCCGGAAAGCCGCCATCCGGCCCTGACGGAAACGTCGGCGCGAAGGACGATCTCGTGCGTCACGACCCCGCCCAGCCGGTCGGCGGCATCCAGCTTCTCAGCGAGCGACTTCGCCCGAATAGCCGCCCAGGTATCGCCCGTGACGACATGGAGGATCGTGGCGCCACCAAGCGCATCCGCCGTCTCGACGGGCTCCTCCACCGACAGGCGGTGGCGCAGGGCGCCAATGGAAACGACCTCGCTCATGCGCCAAGCCCCAGACGGCGGAATGGCTGGAGCAGGCTGACAACCGCGTCGGGAATGCCGTTCGCGGCCACATCGCCGCGGTGCTCGTACCAGTGCGCCACCAACAGCCGCATGGCCTGGCGCAGAGGCTCGGGCACATCCTCGGCCGCGGTGCCGTAACCGGCCTGAACACGAACCTCGATGCCGGCAAGCCGGACGCCTGGTAGCGTCGGATCCGTGACGGCAATTCGAGCCTCGCCGCCCGTAAAATCCGTCTCATAGGCGGAGGGATCGACCGTCGTGCTCGCCCCGTCCGCATCCACGACACTGAGCGAAACGACGCTGCGGACCGGCATCAGCGGAAGCTTCAACAGCCGCGACTTCGGCACCCGGTCGAAGGTCACGCGCCAGGTCTGATCGATCAGAAGCCGCCGCGACAACTGCTCCACGGCAAGCCGCGCCGCAAGAATGAAGGCGGTCACGAGATCGTCCTCGTCGCTGCCGTCCAGCCGCAGGAAGAGCTTCGCCTCGCCAAGCGTCAGCGGCTCGACGGCAGGCGCCACGAGAAGTTCGGCAGGCATCGCGGCCTCGCTTTCTAGTTTTTAAGAATTTATGCCTAGGAAAATTTGCGACCCCGCCGAGGGAGGGCGGCGGGGTCGCGGGCCGGCAGGCCGTGCGCCAGGCGGTTCTGGGGCGCGCTGCGGGGGAGAAAACGCGCCTGAGAACGGATCGGCGCGCGAGGGGGACGCGCGCGCCTTTCGCCCTGCCGCGTCAGGCCGTGCCGAACTTCAAAAGCTTGATCGCGTCGAAATCCTGGACGCCGCCGCCGACCCGCTTGGTCGTGTAGAAGAGCACATAGGGCTTGGCCGAATAGGGATCGCGCAGGACACGCACGCCGGTCCGGTCGACCACGAGATAGCCGCGGCGGAAGTCGCCGAAGGCGATCGCCATCATGTTCGCACCGATGTCCGGCATGTCCTCCACCTCGGCGACGGGGAAGCTCAACAGGCTCGCCCGGCCATCGGCGGTCGCGGGGGGCTGCCAGAGATAGTTTCCGTCGGCGTCCTTGAGCTTGCGGACGGCCGCCTGGGTCGACCTGTTCAGAACGAAGTTGGCGTTCTGGCGATAGCCGGCCTTGAGCGAGTAGACGAGATCGACGAGGGCGTCCGCCGGCGAGGCGGAGGCAAAGGCGCCGCTCGCGCCGGTCAGCACGTATCCGAGCTTGCCCCAGGCCCAGCTCTCCTCGGCCACCGTCGTCACGCTGAGGAAGCCGGTCGGCTTCGACGATCCGTCGCCGGTGACGAAAGCCGTCCCCTCCTGCGCGGCGAAGGCCTGCTCGATCTCGTCGGCAAGCCAGGCATCGACGTCGACGGCCGCATCGTCCAGCAGCGTCTGGGTCGCCGCCGGCATGGCATAGAGCTCCATGGTAGGATAGGTCAGTTCAGCGAGCGTCGGGCCGCCCGTCTGCGGTCGCGCCGCCGTCTCGCCCACCCAGCCGACAGCCGGGCCGGAAATCGAGAAGGGCTTCTTGTAGGTCGCCGACGATACAGTGCGCACGGTCGACAGCGCGCGGATCGGCGAGAGCGCCGCGAGCCGGCGGCCGATCTCAGCCTCCGTCTCGTCGGGCACCAGATAGCCGCCATCGGGGCCGGAGCCGACCGACAGCGCCTTGGCCTCCAGGCTCTTCAGACCGTTGTCAGCGCCGGAGCGCATGTAGGCGTGAAAGGCGTCGCGATGCTCCAGCACATGCGCCTCGGCGGCGGCGCCGCGCTCACGCTGTCCGCCCATCGGCGGACGCAGGGCGCGGGTCGTCAGGCGATCCAGATCGGCCTTGCGCTCGTCAAGCGCGCGTTCGATGCGCTCAAGCTTTTCCACCGTCAGCGGATCGACCGCCCGGCGCTCCAGCTCGCCGAGCCGGGCATCGTTCACCGAGCGAAAGTCCTCGAAGGCGCTCATGAAGTCGTTGAAGGCAGCCGACACGTCCTCGGAGCCGGCGCGCGCGGAAGGGGTCACATCATCGATGCTCATCTGGTGTCCTCGATCTGTTGGAAAATTTTGAAGCGGCAGGTGCGGAACGTCCCGCCACGCCGCATGCGTTCGTCAGCGGAGCGACGTCTTCAGCCGACCTGCCGCCCGCCGGATTGTCCTTGCCAGCGGCTGCGATGGGCCATTCGGCAGGCGCCTCGCCGCCACGGCGCCGACACTCGCCTCCCCACCGCGAACCTCGGTCACGCGGGCACCCGGCTGCATCGGAAAGGTCACCAGCGAGACCTCCCAAAGGTCGATCTCGGTGAGATGACGATGCCCGCCGGCACGATTCCGGTCCGCCCGCATAGCGCGAAACCCGATCGAAAGCCCGTCGAGAATGCCCGACCGCAGAAGGGCCCAGGCTTCCGCCGCCCTTGCAACCTGTAACTGAAGCTCGCCCTCGACGAAGAGGCCCGTCGCGTCCTCCCGGACCGACAGCCAGCGGCCGATCGGCTCGCGCACGTCGTGCTGGTAGAGAAGCTTCACGCCATCCAGTCCCCGTCGCCGGAGGCTGGCAGCGAAGGCGCCCGGCAGGATGATGTCGCCGGAAAGATCGGCCACGCCGAAGAGGCTGGCATAGCCGCTGAACCGACCTGTTGCTCCATCGACTGCGTGAGCCACCGGCGCGACGCACCGCTCCGGTGGGGTCGTCGCCAAGACCTCGACCGGGCCCAT